AACCAACGCCTAAGCACTGGTGAAGTCGTTCGATGCGAATACAACTTCCTTTGGGTACAGACCTGCATGTTTTGTGGCGGGTCGCCGTTTCAGCCCAAGTAAGGGATTAGTGAGATAGCAACTTGTACAGTTTCGAAACCACCGACCAAACCGAGAGTGAGAAAGGACACAAGCACGTTAAGTCGAATCAGACTTTCGAGGTTGGACTCTTTCTCCGCACGTCGTTCTTCACGTGTCATAAGCCACGTTGCGAATCGTTCGGTCTTGCTTGGTGCTTTCGTTTCTTCAATTGGTTCTTCTGTGCTCATTTTAATTCCTCAGTTAGATTTGTGCGCCCATTCGAATGGCAGAGATTTCGTACTCGAACATCTCTTTAGAAAAGACTGGACCTGATGCTGCACCTTCTGCTTCTATTTGTGCTGCTGTTTGTTCACCTGCAAATTGACCAACAACACTACCAACCTCTGCGCCAAGTTGAATTGAACGTAGAAGTGGATGGCCTTCAATACCGCGGTACAGACCAACTAAACCCATGTTCAATCAACGTCCGGTTCTTGTTGTAGTTGATACGAGCGCATAAGTCGCATCATGTATTCATGATCTGATTCTTCCTTAGCCATAGCTTGCAGAATGTGACGACATCCGCTGAGGTCTATTCGGTCAGCAGTCATAGGAGTTCCCGGGATTAAAGCTCTGTAAGAATAGACTCGATCACTCGCGGTTGGTTTCATGGAACCAAGTTGATTGTCGCTGTTCAAAGTTGCACCGGCATAAGTTCCAGTATCGACGTGAATCGAAAATGCTTGGACACGTGCAAAAATAGTTTCATCAAAACCTATGTTCGAAGAGGACCCAGAAAAGTTTGCATAAAGAAGAAAGTTAACAACTTCAGTTGGAGTCATCGGTGAACTTGTCATGATGTCTATCAGAGTAACTGCATCTCCAACAGCGACGTTGAATAGTTGTGGGTTCAGGAGTTCCTGAGTTCCTGCAGCTTGAAAGAACAACGTCTTTTCTTCCATTGACATTCCTGCCAAATCAAAGTACGTTGATGACACAAAAGTGCTACCTAATGCTTCCCAACCATTGCTCAGTGAAGGGTCAAGATTCCATGTACCAGGAGGGGCTTGGTTGATAGAAAGAAAACCATGTTCTTTGGTTAGGGTCTTCACTTCTTCGCCCCCTTCTTCTTTGCACCCTTCCAAGACTTTGCAGCCTTCTTAAAGCGTGCTTGGTGAGTCATACGCGGATGAGCCTTCTTCAGACGTGCAAGTTCCTTCTTCATGTATTTGTTATACGCAGAAGGTGCACGTGAGACAGTCTTAACAGCCTTCTTGACTGCTTTCTTCCCAGCCTTCTTTGCTGTTACACGTGCTTCTTGTTTTGCACTCTCAATAAACAGCGCTTTGAGTTCTTCAAGGGTTCCTTCAACTTTTACCAAGGTTAACACCTCAGTTGTCTGCAGCTGTTGATTGGATAGCGATTGCCATGAAGTCCTTGGCGCCCAGGGTGACAATGGAAGCATTCACACGAACGGTGCAGTTCAATGCTTGACCTGCTGCAATGATTCCAGAACGTGCAGTAATGTACAGTTGATCGTTGACCACGTATCGTCCATCATCGCTGCCCTTGCCAAAGTTGTCAGGGTAAAGATCGCTTTCGTTTCCAACGACGTTGTCGCCTGATCCGAAGTGAAGATTGCCGGATGCAACAATTGCCCGGTCGTTGCTAAACACAAGGCCGCCACGGTTTAGGTCGGTTACCTGGACAAATGCTGAAGAGTCAGCGCCAAAGGTTGTGTTGAGGCTTGTTCCGGCAGTGGTGCCCTGGAAGACAAAGTCAACAGAATGAATTTGCAAAGCTTGGCGATCGCCAACATCGACGTAACTGCCAAGGTCAATTGTTGCAAAGGTGTCAGTCGCTGCTGCGGTGACGGTCACTCGTTCGGTTAGGGTAAACATGCTGGTTTTCTTTGTAGCCATTTTAATCATCTCTTATTGGGGGTGTCCGGGGGTTGTTTTTGTGCATGACGTACCAAACCGGTTCCCCCGGACAACACAAGTACCCCACATCCAGCACTTAATCTTCTCTACCGGTGGCACGCCATAAGTTACTCTCCCCGACACACCCACCCCATGCTAACAAGCCATATGATATTATTCTGCCTACCCCTTTTTTTGAAGACAAATAACAATAACATTATTATTAGGAACTGCTTGGGCGTGTTATGGGGAACCAATACAGCATAACGGTGAGCGATGAGACGGATAGAATCCTGCAAGACATGAAGAATGAAGGCTACAAGATGTCCCAGGTCATCGATGCAGCGGTCTCGACCATGGGCAAAGATGGCTGCGCACGTATCATCCGTGATCGTCGAGCAGTGGCAGCACTAAAGAAGGCGGCGGAACAATGACTCTCGACACGATCTGCAAGTATTGCGGTGGCGAATGCTACGATGACGAGATGCAAACTCCCGAAAAGTGCAAGACTTGCTTTGTTCAAGACTGCTCGCACAAGAATACAGTTCGAAGTTACGAGGGAAGCAGTCATCATCGTGTTCGATTCATGGAACATTGCATTAAATGCCACGCATTCAGAGAGTACAGGTTTTACTTTCCGACAGAAACCACTGGTCACATGATGACTTTGGAAGATTGGGACCACGACGAGGTGCATGTAGAATGACCTGGAAGCATGACCCTCGATATTGCAACTGTGGTACGCGTATTAGCTCTAGCGCAAATGTATGTCAAAAGGATCCCAGGTGTGGAAGATGTTGTCGCCTGGAGCGAGAAGCCAGGAGGTCAAATCAATGTGCGTGAAGTGTGAAGCCTGCGATGAGACATTCTTCTGCAAGCACAACCAACGCCTAAGCACTGGTGAAGTCGTTCGATGCGAATACAACTTCCTTTGGGTACAGACCT